AGAAGTCGTAACTATGAGGAAAAAGACCCTCTCACGAACAAGATCCAATACTTTGTGCATTACAAGTTTTTGCCGGGATTTGGCTTCTACGGCCTTGGTTTGATTCATACCATAGGTGGTTTATCGCGCACCGCGACTGCTGCACTGCGCCAATTGATCGATGCAGGAACGCTTTCTAACCTGCCTGCGGGCTTCAAGGCACGCGGCCTGCGGATCAGGGATGATGACTCTCCTCTACAGCCCGGCGAGTTTAGAGACGTCGATGCGCCCGGCGGACAGATTCGAGATAGCTTGATGCCTTTGCCGTTCAAAGGGCCAGACGGCACGCTTTTCCAGCTTCTGGGCTTTGTGGTGGACGCAGGGCAACGGTTTGCGACGATTACTGACATGAAAGTGGGCGACGCTAATCCCAACGCGGCTGTGGGTACGACTATCGCTATGATTGAGCAAGGCACGCGCGTAATGAGCGCCGTGCATAAGCGATTGCATTACGCCATGAAGATTGAATTCAAGATCTTGGCGCGCGTAATGAAAGAGAGTTTGCCGCCCGTGTACCCATATGAGGTGCCGGGGGCGGAATCGACGGTCAAGGCAGAGGATTTTGATGAAAGAGTAGACGTATTGCCTGTTTCAGACCCGAATATTTTTTCTCAAAGTCAGCGTATTGCTCTGGCTCAGACCGAACTACAGATGGCCATGCAAGCTCCGGATATTCATAACATTCCAGAAGTGTATCGCCGGGTGTACGATGCGTTGGGCGTAAAAAACTCAGACATGATTTTACGGGCGGATACGCCAAATGAAATTGGTCCAAAAGACCCTGCGCAAGAAAACATCGATACGCTCGAAAACACGGCTCTACAGGCTTTCAAAGGTCAAGACCACGCCGCACACATGCAATCACATTTGTTGTTTGTGACGGGCGGTATGGCCTCTCAGATGCCGAATGTGCAGCTATCGATACAAAAACACCTGCTCAATCACATCCAGTTACAAGCCGAAGAGCAAGCAGAACAAGCGTTTATGCAGCAGAATCCAAATGTGACGTTGACAGATCCCGCAACAAATCAGCCGTACCAGATGATGGTCGCTCAGTTTGTGGCGCAGGGCACTCAGCAATTGGTTGATTTAGGAAAACAGATCCAACAGGCCGGTCAGCCACAAGGTCCAGATCCTTTGATACAACTCAAGCAGCAAGAGTTGCAATTGAAGTCTCAGCAAGAGCAGAACGACATGGCGATGGAGCAGCAAGAGCTAGAGCTAGAACGTCAAAAACTTGCGCAGCGTGAGGCTCAGTTCCAGCAAAGGCTGCAGAGTCAAGAAACTCAAACAGCGGCCCGTATTGATGCTGGCTTGCAGCGAGAGCTACTTAAGCAACAACAAAGAGGTGATTTATGAGCAGAGTAAAATTTAACGGCGTAACCCCCAAGGAGCCGCCTACCCCCGTTAATAAGGCTGACATCGAGGGACAGGGCAGCATTCCATACGCGTCAGCAGTCGAAGAGGCTACTCCAGACACGATGTTTGCGAAAGTGACTACCGGCACCAAGCGTGGCATGGGGGCTGCTTTGCGAGGATCTCGTTTTACTAACGCCTAACGCATTGCTTTCCCGCTGAGAAGAAGCGACAATATCGGATATCGTCAGATAACTCAGGATTTATATTGGACGGTATCGATATTGTGCAGTTTGTTCGTAAGACGCTGCTGGATCGCAAAGCTCAAATTTCGTTATTGATGACGGAAGGCGGGATAAAAGATATGGAACATTACAGAGAGTGTCTCGGCGAAGTGCGTAACTGCGATTACATGCTGGTCGAACTTTCTGAAATGCTGGACAGACAGGAATCAATGGATGACTGATGCAAAAAAGTCCTTGGATATTGCCAAGGCATACGTTCCTGAAGAGGAGCGCGTTCTCGACCCTACCCTAATTGACGCATCTGTAATTGATCGACTCCCCCAGCCCACCGGCTGGCGTGTGTTGATTCTGCCTTTTCGTGGGTCCAATAAAAGCAAAGGCGGTATTTTATTGAATACCAAAACGCTGGAGGAGGATGCCATTCAAACAAACGTGGGTTATGTCTTACGTTTGGGGCCAGACGCTTACAAAGGAAAGGACAAATATCCAAACGGACCATGGTGCCAAGAGCGTGATTGGGTAATTTTTGCGCGTTACGCTGGCTCTAGATTTCGCTTGAATGATGAAGACGCAGCCAGATTCGGCAGCGAGGTCAGGATTCTCAACGATGATGAAATCCTAGCCACAATTCTTGACCCTGACGATTTACACCATAACTGAGGGACATGCAGATGAGTGAGGTGAAAGCTGCTCACGAGCCAGATGATGGCCAAATAGATCTTGAATTTAATGAAGAGGCGCAAGAGGTTGTAATAGAGCCGCCACCAGAGGCGGATGAGGCTTCCCCCCAAGCCGCACAAGTTGAGGTAGAGGACGAGCACGAAAAATACAGCCAAAGCGTTCAAAAACGCATCAACCAGCTTACGAAGCGTGCAAAAGAAGCGGAGCGTGAGCGCGAAGAGGCTTTGCGATATGCGCAAACAATCCAGAACGAGAACACCACTGTAAAACAACGTCTGCAGAATTTAGATCAAAACTATCTGAATGAGTACGGCAGTCGTGTTGTTTCTGAACAGACACGGGCAAAAGAAGAATTACGTACTGCTATAGAGACTGGTGACGTTGATCGACAGATGGCAGCTCAAGAGCGTATTTCTCAACTGAGCATTGCTGCGGACAAGCATGCTCAAGCCAAAGCGCAACGAGAAGCTCAAGCTGCTCAACAACAGGCATATGTGCAGCAGCAAGAAGAGCAGCAGCAATACGTCCCGGCTCCCACCCAAGCTGCCCCAGACCCAAAGGCAGAGGATTGGGCTTCCAAAAACGAATGGTTTGGTACAGATGACGCAATGACCTTTGCGGCATTTGGATTACACAAAAAATTAGTGCAGGAAGAAGGGTTTGATCCCTCTAGTAATGAATACTATGATGCGCTAGATTCACGAATGAAAGATGCTTTCCCGCATAGATTCCCAGATGAGTCGGTGGAAACGTCGCGAAATAATCGTTCTGGACAGGCTGTAGCGGGTGTATCTCGTGGCAGATCTACTTCAGGACGCGGCAAAAAGGTTCGTCTCTCCCCGAGCCAAGTAACGATTGCCAAACGATTGGGAGTGCCACTCGAAGAGTACGCAAAATACGTGAAGGAAGAACAATGACGGATAATCAACAAGATGAGATTGATGCTATCAAGAGGACTTCCCGCGCTAAATCATCACGGGCTGCACAGGCTAGAAGAAAGCCGTGGAGTCCACCGTCTAAATTAGACGCGCCCCCTGCGCCAGAGGGGTACAAGCATCGTTGGATACGCGCAGAGGTACGGGGATTTGAAGACCGTACTAACATATCTTCTCGTTTACGAGAGGGGTATGAACTTGTTCGTCGCGATGAGTACCCAGATTTTGAGGCACCAGTTGTTGAATCAGGGAAGTTTGAAGGCGTGTTTGGAGTAGGCGGACTGCTTCTTGCGCGAATACCGCTCGAAACGGTTGCAGAACGGACAGAATATTTTGAAAGAAAGCACTCTGACCAGATTGAAGCCATTGAAACGGATGTTCTACGCGAGAATGCACACTCAACTATGGTGATTGACAAACCAGAACGTCAATCCCGTGTAACTTTTGGTGGTCCTCGTAAGTAAGCTTTTAGGAGCATATTATGGCAAATCAAGAAACCGCTTACGGGCTTCGTCCTATCGGATTGGTAGGGGCTTCCGCTAATTCAACAGGCATTACTCAATATGAGATTGCCAGCAACAACACGAACGCTATCTTTCAATATGGCCTTGTAATACCGCTTGCGGCGGGCGTTATTGATCAAGCAGGCGATACAGCAGGCGGTACTACTGCCGCGCTGGGTGTGTTGATGGGTGTTGAATACATGGATTCCGTTTCAAAGAAGCCTGTTTTCAGTAATTACTGGCCCGGATCAAACAGCGTCAGCGTTGACACGAATTTTCCTGTCAAAGCTCTCGTTGCTGATAATCCAATGCAAACTTTCCAAGTCGCTACAGATGCTACAACGACCAATAGAGCTACGGCTTTGGCGGGAGTTTTTGCAAACGCTAGTCTCGGAACGTCTGCTCGAACGGGCAGCACAGATACCGGACGCTCTAATTCAGCGTTGTCCGTGTCATCAATCGCCACAACGGCTACTTTGCCGCTGAAAATCATGGGTATCGTCGATGACGATGCAAACAGTGATTTTGCTGCTGCTGGTATACCGTTGATCGTGCGCATTAATGCACACTACAACTCTCCGAATGCGCGTTTCGATTCACAAACCACTGCCACGACAACTGGCATTTAACGGGAGAATCTAAATGGCTATTACTCGC